TCTTTCCCTTGCGTCTGACTTAGGCTTGACGATGGACCTGCCCCGCCGTTGTATGCGTTGTAACTATCCCCGAGGTTGAGCCAGACCGTCCCGTCGTCCCGGAGCACTCGACCGACTTCGCGGAACACTTCCACCATCGTCGCGACGTAGGCGTCCGGGGATTGCTCCAACCCGATCTGGCCGTTGACCCGGTAATCGCGGAGTCCCCAGTACGGCGGCGAAGTTACCACGCAATGAATCGAGCCATCCGGCAAGGGAATCCGTCTGGCGTCGGCCTGAATGAGATGGATCATTCCACCACCAGAAGGTTGCCCTGGACCGCACGAACGATGCTCCACGCTTCGTCGTTGGAGAAGTTCGCGAGGATCTGTGCGATCTGCTTTTGAGCCTCAAGGCTCTGAACGAACTCGGCCGCGCGGCGCTTGACCGGGGATTCGCCCTGGGGTTTGAACTCGGGATTCTTCTCAGCCTGGTCTCTGGCCTGAACCGCGGCTTCGTAGTTATCGAACGCTCCGACCCACTTCCGGCCAATCCTCACCGTCCAGTTGCGGTAGCGGTAATCCCACTTCACGCTGTGAGTATCAGGCTTGTCCGGCCGGGGAACGAACTTGGCAGCAACCTTCTCCCTGATCGCTTTGGTTGTTGGATGCTCAACGACTGGCTCGGGAGTCGGATCGGAAGCCGGCTCGGGAGCAACAGGCTCCGGGATGTTCTCGACCGGAACCGCCTCGGGATCAGAATGCGTGATCTGGGGGACGTCCACCGCGATCGTCCGGAGTCGCGCGGTGTCCTGGGCAGGTTCGGGATGAGGCTCCGGTTTCGGAGTCTTAGGTTTGACGTCCCCGAGGTTGTCGAGCGCCTCCACCGAGGCGAGGCGTCTGGGCTTGTGATGCTGGCCAACGGTCTTCAGTTGCGGGGGCGGGCCAAAGATGTAACCGGTTTCCTCGGTGACTTGCTCTTTTGCCTTTTCCGCAGTCATTCCGGTTCGCATCAACGCGACAACCCGAGAGTTTGCCCTCTGCCTTAGTTCGTCGGACTGGGTCTCCGAAAGTGCCGTTGGTGAAATCGCTTTCTTATAGAGGTCCATGCTTGATTCCCTTCTTCGGCTTGGGTTCAACCTTGATCGGTCCCGGGACGTCTTCCAGTCGCAACCGTGTCGCCTTGGTTTCCGCTCGCTCATACTGGGGCTTGTCGTGATCGAGCCACTTGGGACTGTCGTCGACCACCGCCCCGCAGCGTTTCAGGCCGTCCTTGACGCCCTTCCAGACGTTGTCCTGGTCGCGTTCCCGCATCCGTGGAGTCAGGATGAGCGTCATGGTCAGGAATCGCTTCCCAATGGCTCCAGTGGCTCCAGCCTTGCGGAACGCAGTGGCGATCAGCATCGCCTCATCGTGTTTGATCTTCCCGGCCTTCCAATGGTTGATGTGCATCAACGTGGAGAGGGAGGTCGGAATCCAGTCCTGAAGCGTGACTTCCCACGCCCCCGATCCGTGCGACTGGGCAGGTTCAAGGATGATCGGGAAAGGCTTCCTGGGCTTCTTCCCCTTGGGGATTGGCTTGGACTTGGCAGGACGGGCCGCCGTGCGCCGTTCCGCGAGGATCTCCGCAGTCGGGCGAATCCCCATTGCCTTCAGCGCTTCGGCGGCCTTTGCCCTGTCCATGTTCAGGCTCCCTGGAGGGAATCGAGGAACACCTTGATCGAAGACAGAGCATCTGGTGGCAACGAATAAAAAATATTCTTACCTTTCCTGTCTGCCTTCACGATTCTGTGAGCCTTCATCATCGCAAGGTGGTGCGAGACCGCAGGCTGGGAACTGCCAAGGCGTTCCACGAGCCCCCCAACACTGACAGGTTCCTTTGAGAGAATGTGGACGATCTGGAGGCGGGTCTGGTCTCCCAGTGCCACCCGCGAGGCTTCCGCAATCCGCTCGTAATCCACTTTGGCAGCTGCATCCGGAGCAAGTTTCTTGGCCACGTTCTGTTCCTCTTGCGAAAGGGTGTCTCGCGAAAACGCTCCGCGAATTGCCCGGCCGGGAGTCGAACCCGGGGATTACCGGTTCCGGGCAAGCCTGTTCAGCATCAAGGGTAATTCCAGGGCTCGCCGCTCGCGTCATCCTGGGGGTTGTCCTCAAAGGGCTCGAACGGCTTGGTCCAAGCCCACCACAAGCCCCAAATAAAGAGCCCTGACAGCAAACCTAAAACGGCGGCGCCGAGAATCCTGTCCAGAGTCATCAAGAGGTAAATCACGGAGCATCTCCCTGGAACTAACGGCCGGTGATTTGAGCCACAACAACGACGATTGCAAACGCGATCAGGGCCAGAGCAATGGGCAAGATCGCAAGGTAGAATGGGATCAAAACCAGAGACCATGATGGGTTGATGATCCCTGAGACTTTGAACCCTAGAATCGCGAGGCTAAAGAGAAGGAGGAAGACCTGGAATGCGTCTGGTTTCACCGATCCTCCTCTTCTCGGGGAACACGCTCCGCTGTGACATAAACGAAAAGCGCAACCGGAACAGTCAATCCCATCAGAACCTGAAAGAATATCTGCGATGGAGCACTGAAGATCGCAGAGTAAATCAGGATGGCCGTCTGAGAGGCACTCATCAATTCGGTGAGGATTATGCCGAATCGACTCGGGTAGACGTCGTAATCCTCGGTTTGGATTCGCATTTCAGGCTCCCGATGTGGATGGCTCTGGATGCTGCTCCTCTTCCTCGCTCTCGCCTTCGGTTTCGTTCGGGTCCGCCATCAAGATGACCACGTTCTCGACGACTTGTTCGGCGATGGCATCACTGAGTTCCTGGATGCTCGACTGACTAAGAGAAATCTCCTCTTGAGGCGGATAGCCTCGGATGAGGATCAAAATCTGATGGCCAATCCCGAGGATTCCAAACGTGGCGCAGACAAGCAGGATCGCGCCAAAAACCAGCCCCGCGACAACCACGTTCACATCGAACGTCGTGTTTCCGATCTGCATGAGAAACTCCTGAGAGGATCGTGAGAGAACCCATGTGTCGCTCCGGGACTCGAACCCGGCTCTTGCTGTGGCGTAGACGCCAAAAACGTCTCAACAAGCCGACCACTCGCGACACACACCGCCCCTAGGGTTATGGGCCCTCGGGTGGATTTGCTTCGGTCAACGTGCGTTCATGGTCCAAACGCCGTTGACGTAGGCCAGCCCGACTTCAGTGATCGTAGGGTCCGAGATCGCGGACCAGTGTCCAGGGGACTGGAGCCACATCGCCTCAACGGTCCCCAGCGCTCCCATGCCGACGTTCTGTCGTCGGGTGCCACCCATGTAACTGTGACCGAAGCCTCGGGAGGAGTTGATCGCGGCATGGGCGGCCAGATCATCCGACCACCGGAGCATCGGGAGTCTGGCGTGAGCGCGGACGCTGTTGATCCAGTTGAGAAATCCGAATTGGTCCTGTGCTGGTTCCGTGGTGGTGTACGCCACCGGGTATGTCAGGTTCCGAGGCGTGCCATCTTCGGCAGTCACCGGAGCCGCAGTGCTGGGAGCAGGACTGGCCGGAGTCTGGGGAGTCGCCGCTGGAGCCCACTGTTGCATCTGAGGGATGGCTCCTTGCTGGCAAGACGGACGCGCCGCCGGAGCACATTTGCCAGCACGTCGGCAACGGAAGATTCCGGCCTGAGACTCGGTCGAAACGGCCAGCAACGCCAGGAGGATCAAAACAGACTTCTTCATCAGTCGAACCCTTCGGGACACGTTGGGCCTGGACACGCTGTCCGGGCTTGGATTCATTCCGGAGAGGCAATCGATTGCTAAAACAGCATTTTCGTGTCGTGTGCACCGATTCTTCTGGCAGAGAGTTTCAGTTTGTACTCAGCCAGAGAACGTCTGGTGCGACCAGCGACACTGTCTTCGTGGCCTTTCCGGTAGAACATGATCGCACCGTAGAACTCTCTTCGAGTGGCAGGAATACCACTCGCACAGATAAAAGTCTGGTGCATGCAGGAGAACTCTTCTGAATATGGCAGTTCGTCGGACGCGAGCCTTTGGCCGGACTCCGGATGTTGGCTCAGTCCCTCGTAAAGCAAGCCGACGAATCCAAGTTGACTTGAATACCATCCCGGATGATCGGCTCTCTTCCGCTTGATGATACCCTTGATCAACTGCGCCGAATTCGTGCTCTTCCTCGCCTGAACCAGAAGTCGATAGACTTCTCTTTCTGTGATGGTTCTCCGAACAATAGAAGTGAGTTGGCTGGCGATTTGCTCAATCTCTTCGCTGTAAGGCAGGGAATCCACGTAGACACCAGCTTCCCTGTAGAGGCGAAGGAGTTCCTTAAACTCCGGGCCGACAAAATATCTCGCTTCTGATCTAGTCATGGCCAGGAAACTCCATTCAGAAAAATCGCCGACTTGGTTCAAGACATCCTGAAGCTAAGATTCTTTTGCCGATCCATTTCATGACCCGGGTGTCCATCGAGTTGCCTATCGCGTGCCTTCTCGTTGAGTCTGAGGCTGGCTTTCCTTTGTGTTCAACGGCTGTGTAGCCGTCCGGAAAACCCATGATTCGCTCGCGCTCAAGGATGCTAAGCGGTCTTCGCCTGTGCCATTGGCTCTCGTGCCGCCACACGATGTTTCCTTCTCCTCCCTGGGATGCTCGTAGTGTGGGGCTTGCATCAAGAATGAGTTTTGGGGTTTCGTCTCCACTGAGTCCCCAGCCGGGATAACCGGAAGCCCCGCACCCTCCGGCACGGGTTTTCCGTATTTTGCGAGCCTGCCGAGGATCTTCGATTGAGTGCTCAAGCTCAAAAATCGCTCTGGCGGCCAAGTTGAATCGTCCTCTAGAACATCCGACAACGAAGACTCGACGACGGTGGTGGGGGCCTCCGAAAAATCGAGCGTCAATCGTCCGATAGGCCCACCCATACCCGAGTTCTTCCAGCCCCCCAAGGAAGGAACCAAAGTCCCGTCCTCCTCCCGATGACAGGACACCGGGGACGTTTTCCCAAACCACGACTGAAGGATTTGTTCTTTGAGCCACTCTAAGGAAGTGGAAAATAAGAACTCCACGATCGTCGTCGGTTCCAGACCTAAGGCCCGTGACGCTGAACGACTGGCACGGTGTTCCTCCAACCAGGAGGTCGACTGAAGGTACATCTCGGATCTTTGTGACATCTCCGAGGTTTGGGACTTCTGGATATCTCGCTTTGAGGAGCGACGAGCAGAACGGGTCGATTTCGGAAGTGAAAGCGCACTCCCATCCAAAGTCAGACCAGGCAACGCTGGCGGCTTCGATTCCGGAGCAGATAGATCCATAACGCATTGCACCTCGAAATCCGATTTCCTAAGCCAAGCCCAGAGACCACCAAGCCACCTATCGCTGGTAGAACCTCCCTAGCCGCAAACCGAACCATAGCGATCGACTATTACAGGCTCCCCTCTCGGGGATACGTCGCGTAGGGATTCGCGCCCCTTCAGCCCGGAGCCGCGACGTCAGAAACTCGACCCGGGAGATCCTGGCCTGATTCTGAATTCCGGGGCTTACCCAGTTGCCCACCCCCTGCACCGTCACTAGAGCAGGCACCGGCGGTTATCTCCCATCAGCCCTGGTCGATCTGGGAGTTCCGTGCTTTCTCATCAGAACCTCTGCAAATCCCCTACAAGGACTGGCATCTTCCAGCCTTCTAGATGGACGACAATCTTCCCTGTGCTGTCGAAGAACGGACGGCTTCTGACCTTGTGAACAGTCTCCTGTCCACCGCGATTCATCTTCACCAGCGTTCCCGCGGGATACCTCTCGGCCGCCATTTCGATCGGCGGCTTTTGTTCACTCCGAACGCTCATCGTCAGTCCTCGCTTTCGGGAGGATCAAACTCATCCGCGGCCGGGAAATCGCCCTCGGGAGAGAGCCGTCCCGACTCCTCTTCCTCGTCCTCTTCCTCGGGAAGCGGAGCCGTGTGCCCGAGTTCGTTCACCGGACCCTCAATCTCTGGCTCGGGCTCCGGTTGAACTTCCGCCTCGGGTTTAGCCTCGGGTTCAGGTTTCGGAGTCGGAGACGTGAACTCGGGATGATCGGCCCAATACTGGGTCAGCGCGTCCTCGATCTTCTGAGCCTTGGCCTGCCCGATGCCCTTGATGTCGGTCAAGGCCATGCCTGAACTGGTCAGGTTGGCGATATCTCCGATCGTCCGATAAGAGGACTCGTCCAGAATCGCGACGATATTCGAGGGGATCTTGGTGTTCGAGAGCGGAACCGATCGCCAGGCGTCCTTGGCCACCGGATCGGCCTGAACCGCCGCGATCTTGGCCGCCTGCTCTGCCTGCGCCTTTGCTGCCCTTGCGTCTTCGGCAGCAATCTGGTTCACCGACTTCTCGATGCCCTGCTTGGCCCGGACATACTTCTGGTCGAACAAGGGGTACTTCTCGCGAGACCCACGGATGACCGTTTGCTGGCGAGTCACACACGACTTCCAGTTCGCCTCGGCCTCTTTGGCTTCTTCCTTGGCGGCCTTGGCAGCTGACTCGGCGGATTGCCACTCCTCATAGGCCGCCTGAACTTCGTCGGCCGACTCCGTGATCTCCGCGAGGATCAGTTCGGCCTCGCTCGGCTCGGGGATCGGGTCCGTCTCTGACTCATCGACCTTCGGTTCTTCGGTTGCTGGAGCCTCGGGGGCAACTGCCTCGGGTTCAACCGGAGTCTCGGCCACCGGTTCCACCGGGGTTTCCTTGGGGGTCACAGCGGCTGGCTCTTCCTGGGGAACCTCTTCGGCTGGCTTCTCGGGCTCTTCTGATCCATTAAACAGTTGCATAATCACTCCGGTTCTAGATACCAACCTGTCTAACACTTCATAACTCGGCATCTGTTTGCTGTCAACACCACAAATTTTCCGGAAGTGTTTTTATTCCGGAGTGGATTTGCTGTCAAACTGGCTCTCCAGCATCCGGCGTCGCGCCTCGATCTCCTGGAGTTGCTCTTCAGTGGGTTCCTGACGCTCCAGAATCGCCTGTGGCGGTCGTTTGTACTCCAGACGTGGAATCCGTCCTCCGGATCGGAGAAGGGCCTTATCCGAGGCGTATAGCGATTCCTGGACGATGGGACAGCCCCTCATGTCGTCCCAGTTTCTGGGATGGTGCCGATACTGGTTGTCAGGCTCGGGAGACCAGGGGACTTCGGCCAGCTGGAGTTGTGGGTAAGCCGCGAGGTCTGCGAAGTAACGGCGGAGTTCGTAGGAGTGGACCGACTTCAACCACCGGCCCATCGGGCAGATGCAGTAGGCGTTGAAAATCGCCCCGGACGCGTTGTGGCCCTTCATGTCCCGAACTGGCAGATGGCGGAATCGGATCACGATCCCGCTCTGGCCGCACTCGCAATCCTCGGGGGTCTGCTCCTTGGCGTGCTCGCGGTCATTCCCAGGAGAACCACCCCCGTTGGTCGCCCGGAAAATCTTCTTGGCTTCGTTGATCAGTTTTTCGAGATGCTGGTTTGGGAAGTCTGAAGTCTCACAGACCTTGATCGAGGCCTGTCTCGCGACGTCCTCGGTCATCCCGATCAATCTGAACTTGGATTCCCAGAGTTCCCAGAACGGGTCGCCATCGTCGGACCCTGGGACCGGAAAATCTCTCCGCCCCGATCGGCGGATGTGCTCCAACACGAAATCGTCAAACCACTCGTCAATCGTGGCCATTGGACTCGGCCTCCTTTGCCGCCCGTCTTGCCGCTTTGCGTCTCTCGATCCCCTCAGCCACCAGCGAGGCGTACCCACTGCCATGAGCCGTTGGGCTCGTCATCGGGGCCGGCGGGAGAGATTCTCTGGTCACTTCTTCCCGGACGACTGTGATCCGGCCCGCGTTTCGCCACCGGTAGAGCAGGGAGTTCGCGTAGGTCAGCACGCGCCTCGGATCGTCCCCGAAACTCAAGAGCCCCATCCGGAGCGATTCGTAAACCCAGTCGAGGGGAAACCCGGTCGCCAAAACTCGCACCTGATTGGGAGCGACGCGACAACGGAACTGCCGCGCGAACCAGTCGGACATCTGCTCCACGGTCTGGGGTCTTTGGTCTCCCGAATTCGATTCCTCTCTCTCCCCCACCCCTCCACCCCCCCCCGTTAAGATAGGCTCTACAGGAGGGGTAGTAAGAAGAGAAGAATTTAATTCAGAGAAAGAAGAGAAATCCTCTTCGCACGCTCGGGGGCGCACGCCCGTCTCTAATAGGACTGTAGAAGGGGTAAAACAGGCGTTTGAAACACTCAGAGGGCGCAGGTTGTCGCAGTGAACGGCAGAACACTGCGACAAATCATGACCAAAACGCGTTTCACCCTCCGGTTGTGTCACAGTTTGTCTAGGTGCAGTTTCAAAAGTGGCCGACTCCTCCTTATTCTTTAGTTGAGACGTAACCCTTGGATGGCGAACCGTTTGACCTTCCTTTGCATAGGCAACTTGGACACTTGTCAAACGCGACTTTTTCCAGAGGTATACGTTTTTGTTGACTGTCACGCCGTGGCGCATAGGGATAATTATGCGATCGTCGAGTAGTGCCTGTTTGGCCCTTCCCAGTGTCCGATAGCTGATTCCTGTGCTGATCGAAAGTTCAGTCAGGTTGAGTTCGCACGGAATCGGCTCCGGCCAAGCATCCTTGGATGTGAGTTTCTTCCGAATGGAGGCATTCCAGGAGATTTCCCGGATGTGCTGGATCAGGATTCGTTCGGCAATCGTGCTTTTCATGGCAGCGAAAGCGCGGTCAAGATCGAGCGTCATCTGGGTCCGGAAGACACCGGCGTTCATTTGCCCCCAGCCATGATCGCTCATTCTGGTCTCCCGATTGGCTTCCATGGCGCGTCGTGGCCCGGAAGTGGGCCAGAGGATAGGATACCTCTGGAATCCGTGGTATGGTTGGGAAGCGTCCCGCCGCCGGTTTGTCCGCCTGCACGACGGGGCTTCGCTTCCGGGCGTTCCTTGCCCTGGGTCAGTCGCATCTTGCGGTCGACCCCCTCAATCTCTGCTCCCAGTCTCAAGGGCCCGCCAAGGTGTTCCACGCCTCGGCGGGCTCTGTTTTATTTGCTGGTCTGGCCGAAAAGCGAGTTCAGCCGGTTGAGGATCAATTCAAGGCAGGCTTCTTCTGCACTTCCGGACTCAGAGGCTTCAAACCCGATCTTCGCCGTGTGCTGAATCCACCGGAGCATCTCGTTAACTTCTGGAGATGGCCCGCTCATCACTGGCCTGGGTGGAGGCGGAGGATGGTATTTGACCAGACGATCCTCGTGAATCCAGGTGAGATGGGTGGCACCAGCCGCGTTCACCGAGGCGACCCAGAGTTCGTCCGGGGCGTTTTCCTCAGGTTTGGGCAACCCGATCACGACTCCGATTATTGCGCCATCAATGAGGACGAGGTCCGGGAAACGCATGGACTTCTCCGCTTGTAGGGTTGAATGTGGCCTTTTCCGATCCGGTCGACGTGATAGATCACACCCCGGCAGATGTAGCGGCGCCCGGGCAAGCCTCGGACCATCCCGAAAAGATCGTTCTCGGCGATCCGAACGCTCTCCTGAGCATCGAGGCTCTGGAGGAGCATTTCGGTCCCCTTCCCCAGCGGGATCGGGCGATCGGCGAGCGCTGTCAATTGGGCTTTGGCAGCATTCAGCAAGTCGATCCGGCGCTCAACCTCGGCATTGACGGGACGCGTTTTCATTGGTCTTCCTCATCCCCGGGGTACTCGTCGGCGTAGTCATCGCCCGGTTCGATGATCTCGCCCTGGGCATCCACCGTGGCCGTTGCGGCGCCTGCAGGCGCGGTTTGAGCCGGAGCAGCGACCGCCGTTTTGGCCGCGATCTTGGCCACGAGAGAGGCGGAGCCGGTGAGTTGAGGGGTGTCGACGTCCTTGACCTGCTCCAGCGATTCAACGTCGTCGAACTGGATTGCAGCTGCAATCTCTGGCGTCAGACTGACTCGCTTGAGAAGTCGCTTGATGGCGGATTTGATCCCCATCTGGTCGTACCATTGCGTCCACGGTCCCGAGTTCCGGCCAGCCGAGCTATTCCGGATCTTGTCGATCTCGCCTTTGTCGAGGACTTCGAGAAGGCGGGTTCCGTCCCTGAGAACAGCCGTGGCGTAGCAGTGGGTGATCTGGTCGTTGGATCGCGTCGTCATCGACGGGCGATGGGTCAGGTGAGGCTCGTAATCAAACCAGTACTCGAAGGAGTCCCCCGAGTAGACCGCCCTCCCGGTTGGGGCGCGTTTGAACTTGCCCGAGCGCGCTGCCAGTTCGATGAGTCCCTTGTACCCGACTTGGAGGGTACATTCCCCCTTGAAGGGAATCAGGTAGGCGTGGCCCTCGGGGTTGTTGACCTTGAGCCCGATCTGGCAACTGCGATAGATGCAAAGGAGGATGGAGTTCTCAGAGCAACCCTGGAGACTGGGGCTCTGGATCAGCGCGAGTTCTGCCGCGCGGACGAACTCATCGGCGTTGGCCTGCAAGGAAACCGGCAGGGAACGGATCATTGGCCCTTTGGCCGATTGAATTTTGGCCACGATGCCCTTGGGCGAATTGGCTGATGAGTCTCTCTGCGCTAACTGAGTCATCCTGAATCCCCTTTGGAGCCTTGACCTTCATTTCAACGTAGGACAGCGGTTGAACGGTGTATCCCTTTCGGGTTCGAAGCGTCTTCCGGATTTCGTAGCCAGACGGCGTGATCGCCAGGCCAGCGTCCCCGATCAACTGGGCAATGAGAGCCCGGATCTTATCCCTGGACTCCTTGGCCGCATTCTCCAGCCCGCGGAGTTTCTCGGCCTGGATCACGAGGTATTCGACCTCGGGAGAGACCTGGATTGCTCCGTTCGGCATCCCGTAGGCACGAAGGACGTCGGAGCAGGCATCGAACTCGGAAACCTCGGGCGGCCGGCGAGATTGAATCCGCTCGAACAGATCCTCTTCGGCCTTGAGGATCAGATCGCAGAGTTCATCGTTGCGGATGATCGGGTAGACAAGGAACTCTTCATTCCCGATCAGAACCGCGATCTCCGCCGATTGCTTCTCGGCGACGATCATCTGGTGGTGAACCTGCGCCAGCCAGTGATCGGGAACCTGCTCCAGATCAGTCTCGCCCAACCGGTCGCCGAGCCGAGCGCTGATCGTCTTGAACTCGACAATGGAGCCGTGAGGCGTCAATCCGTCGATCGTTGCCGACATCCACGGGTAGGTTGTGGAGCGGAAAAAGACCTGTTTCTCAGCGATTTCCCTGCCGGTTTCGGTGCGATAGAGGTCCGCGACGGTGTCCTCCAAAGCTAACCCGACCCTCTGGGGAATGGTGAGGGGGGCGTCCTCCGACTGGGGATTGACCTTGCTCGCGTAGAGTTGGAGCGGAGACGGCTTGATTCCCAGCGCGGATGCGGCTTCCGACGAACCAATCGTGGCCTGCCGGGCTCTTAGCCACTCCGTCCGATCCCTGAACGCCTGGCGTTGCATGGTTGAATCCGTAATGAAGGGAAATGGCTTCCGGCAACGGCTCCATGTGCCGCCGCACTGAGATTGCCAGGGGGACCCGAACACCCATCTTCCAGTGTCCGTTGTAGCGCCTGAGCAACGATATTTCGCCAGGATACTTCAGCATCGTGAAACGGTACTGAAGAATGATCCGAGGATCGTTGTCGTCAACGTGGATAGGGAAAAGTTCGATCTTTGGCAGGAACCGAATCCGCCACTCTGGCCCGTCCATTTCCTGGAGTAGAACCCAGGTTTTGCCTTCAGCGTAGAACGTGAACCAAGCTCCATGAGTCAGGTTCAACGCTAGATTCGTGATCCGTTGATCTTCCATTCGCACCTCCGTGCGCATCAGTTTCTGGAAATGAACTTCCTCTCAGCCTGAATGCTGAGCGCTCGCTTCTCCTGGAACTCCGCGAGACTCAGAATCGTTGACTCCATCTCATTGGAGTTTTCAACGATGTTCAGGAAACTCTGATTCATTGCCTCAGAGAGTTCCCAGATGATCTGCCCCGCATTCTCCCTATCCCGTTTCATCCGCCTCCGAAGTTGACGGTCCCTTCGGAGCAGAAAACGAGTCATGACGTCCTGATGCGTGAACATCGGCTCCCCCCTTTGATTTGATCGTCGTGGATGCGTTTCGCACGTAGAAGTTGGCGCCAAGCATGGCGATATCGTTCCCCGGACGGGTCAGCGTCTCGGGCAGGAGTCCCGCCATCCCGAGGGAGGTAGCGGGACCAATTCTGGATCGCTCTCGCGTACACCCCATCCATGAGGTCTAGCCTTCCGTGTCAGGACTTCGGATGCCTCTGGTTGGGGAGGCTCTCCAGAGCCTTCTCCTCGCACTTAACGTGAGGGCTTCTAAGCCACAACTCTTCTCCGCAAACTCGGCAAACCTTCTTCCACATCGGAGCGCCGAGATTTGACTCATGCAGACGCTGCGACGAACTCCTTTTCCCAGGCTTGAATCTCATCGCTCAACCCCTCCGGAATGGTCAGATTTTCAGAGGTTGGGAACGTGTACTGAGTCCAGAAACACAGCCCCCACGGTTCCCTCCGGAACACGAAATAAACCTTGCCTTGATCTCCATGTCTGTGATCTGTCATCTCGATCACAGCGGGGCAAGAGTTTGCTGCCCAAATCGAAATGACAGCAAGTTTGAGTTTCAACCTGAAGTCAGGATCAAGGTTGCTGGCATCCAGCCAAAGCCTGAAAACATCATCCGCTGTCATACTGCCACCTCAGAGTGAGGGAACAAGGCGCCGAAACGAAAATGCTGGCAAATCGTCTTCGGCAGCATTCTCACGGTGGGCATCAACCGCCTCGTCAAGTTGCTCTCTCGCATCATCAAGAAGGCTAATTTTCTTGCGGACCAGCGTCCTCATGATCGCAGGGTAGTCATCCGCATACCCCAGCAACTCAACGTCGGAAACCTGAATGTCCGAAGGCGTCGGCTCATCTGGGTCCGAGAAGTCACCGTAGAGTTTGAGCCATACCCGACCGTCCTCGTCGAGTTTGATAAACGTCCCGTCGTATAACATACTCAATATCTCCAGATCCCCAAGTTTCTCTTGGTGCCTTATTGACTTTATATGGATAGGTGGTTAATTGGAAATGCTGGCAACCGACCTGAGAGCTTCTGGAATGTAGCTCTGGTTGGTATCCACCGTCTTCGCGAGGCTCTCGGCCACCGTGTCGCGGAAGGTCTGACCCTTCCCGGCCGCGATGACGTGGATGTTCGTGACCAAATTCTTGGGGAGCGCCACGCACACCTTGAGGGTGTCCTGGGGCTTCTGGCGAATCATGCGACCTGATGACCTTTTCACCTTCTTCTCCTGAAACGATTTGCTGTCAAATCGACAACAGGAGTCTAGGCGACAGGGGTTTGCTAGTCAACCATTTTTGCTAGCTTTTTCGCAAAGCTAGCTTTCTAGTTCTTCTAACTTGTTCGCCTGAATGACCATCGGGCGAGGGATTTTCAGGGGATTTCGATGAAAGCGCTTCCCGATTCCGACAAACAGACGTTCCGCGCGTTGTTCGAAACGATGGAGGCGATCAAGCAAATCGAACTCTTAGTCAGCGGAGACCGGAGCATCAAATACAACGGCAGGAAGAGGCCGCATAAGGCCGCGATCTACAACGCGATCCTTTTGTGGCTCGCCAGACAGCCCGCAGAGGTCCAACGCCAAGTGGTTGGAGAAGGGATGAAACTGGTGAACACCTTCATGGACGCCGGTGGCCAGAACCTGGAGATCGGTGAGCAAAAGTCAGTCGTTCCGCAAGATCCGAAGACTCGGAAGCGGAAGCAAGCCTGAGTCGTCATCGACCAGGCCTTCAACCTGAACGCAGCAAGTGCCGATGCCCAGAAGTGTCGGCTCAAAGTTGCACTTGCTCCGGGGACACAAACGGCACGCGTGCCCGGCCTCGTTGGACCAAACCCGGAAGATCAAACTCTGGTTACGCTGAGGATCACGCACCACTCGGGACATCAGCACACCAGAAGGAAGCGAGGCTTTCCAGGTTTCCATTGATTCGCTCGGGAGGAGGACGCGACAGGTGTACAATCGAACAGCGAACAATAGTCTTCCAACAAATCTAACCAGGAATGCCATGCGTTGCAATATGCAGACGTTAATTTGCGCAACACTTCTGATTTTGGCGGGTTGCTCTGATCCCCAGACCGACCGGTTGAAGCCGGGCGCGACGGGGGTCGTGATCGATCCGGACCGGGAAAACGTGCTGTTTTCCAACCCAGACTCGGGGAATCGGCTGATCCGTCAGGGAACCGCGATCGTGGTGATCTCGGACGAATCCAAAGTCGGGATTTCGGATTCGCCTAACCGTGAGGTCAAGGTCACTCTGAAAGATGGTGAAGATCAAGGGGCGTCGGGACTGGTGGTTCGACGGCTAATTGTGCCGAAGTAACCCGAGGGGGCCGCCCCTGGATGCACTCCATACAGTCGGTTGCGGAGACAATTCCGGGTTCAAACGAACCGTGGCCAAGCCCACAAGCGTACTGGCAGTTGCAACCTTGGCCGATCTTCTCGCCACGATTCCCGCAGTTTTCAGCGATGTAGACCAAGAGCCTGCCGAGTGCTCCAGCCCTCTTGAATTCTGGAGTTCCAGGCTTGGGCGATGGAGCACTGACCTTGCGGTTTGGTAGGAAGTCGTTGTAGCCCTTCCCGGTCGACCGCTCATAGTTCATGCGACGATAGGCTTCCCGAGTCTCTTCGTCGCCTCTCTTGCCTTCAAGGATCTGGCACACCGACTGCGCGTAGGTTCCAGCCCAGCATTCAGTGTCTGGCTGATCTTTAAATGGGCAGACGGAGCAGTAATTTGACATCGGTGGAAATTACTCCGTGACTGTCGCGCCGGAACCAGCGGGGGTAAAAAATGTGGAGTCAAAGGTTCGCGTGAACGGGGAATTCGTGCTTGAAACGCATTCTACCGCGATCCCCTGAACATTAGATGTTATATCAGAAATGGTCCACGCGTTTGCACCACTGATCGAATCCGGAATGACCTTGGCGGAGCACGTTGATCCAATGGGGCATTTTGCCCACGATTTGCTCAGATAACCACCAGGCCCGTATTGAAACCAGATTGTTACGTTCTGGTTTGATTCATGGCAAGTTGGGTCGCCGCACTGAAGGGAGGTATTATCGATAGACGGCAGAGTATAAGTGTGTGAGAACCAGACGTCAGAAATATTAAACGGAATCGTCGCTCCCCCGTGGTTCAAGAACAGGTCATTGGCCGCGGGTTGCGGACAGGCGCCTGTTCCGCATCCTCCTGAATTGAACTCAGAGTGGTAGCCTGCCGCAACCGGGAGATTGAAGTTCTGGGTTCTTGGAGTCGTGCAGTTGTCCGTGACGGTGGCAATAACCGCGTCATAGCGGAACCCGTAGGTACAGGTGAGAGTAACCGCCCCGCCGCTGCTCCCGCTGATCGTGATGGTGTAGACGCCCGAACTGTTCGCCGTCACGGAGCCGCTCGAACCACCCGACTGACTCCACGCGATGTTGGCCGGCAGTAGGCACGCGCCATCGCCACCCACTACGGTTCCAGTGATCGTCAAGGTGGTGATGTGGGTAGTGACGTTGACCGTAATCGGCGAACAGGCGAACGTAACCGAGAACGTGACCGTGGCGTAGCCAATCTTGGACATGGTGCCGGTCCAGACGCCAGCCGAAGTCAGTGTTAGACCAACCGAACCGCCCACGCCTGTTGTCCCGTTGACGGTGGTTGTTCCGTCGGTCAGGCTGACGCTTGCGCCACTGCCGATGTTGCCCGAGCCGCAAACGCTCTGGACCGTTACAACCGCAGAGCATCCACCTCCGCCTCCCGCGTCGGACTGCGCATCCGCGAACTGCCTCATGGCGATCGTCTGATCGCTCAGTTTCTTCGCCAGGAGTTCGAGGGATTTGAGTTTGGCACTCTTCGCCCTCTTGGACCGCTCCAGTTCACGGATGCGTTGCTCGCGTTCACTGAACATCAGGGAGCCTCGGTCATCTGGCGACTGGCGCCGACAAAGGTTGCCAGCCGTTGAATCAACTTCTCCAGTTCGCGAATCCGCTTGTCCAACTTCTTGTCGGTGGCTTCCAGTTCCCTCAGCCGTCGCTCGTCCTGGGACATCTCATCCACTGGCATTAGAGCCCCCTTCGCTTCCTGAGAGACTCCCGAGGCGGTTGAGGCGGTGGCGGGACCATCTCGGGAATCACCGGTTCTTGGGGATTCAAGGCGAAGGGATTGGGCTCGCCAGCCGCGACCGCCCCACCAGCGATGCCGATTCCTGGGAGGCTACTCCCCATCGGAGCAACGCCCTCTGCCGACGGTCCAGCCATTGGACCAGAGGATGCCATTCCGCCCAGTACCCCGGCGGTCTGACCAAGCCCAGGGGTTTGCTCCGGAGTCGCTGTCCGAGATCCACGCCTTCCGCCGCCCCCGCCCGCCGGCCCAGCGAACCCCCCGAAATCCATCGGCATTCCGAACCCCATCCCAGCGCTGCCATCCCCAACGAACGGCATGGGAGACGTCACGCCTGGGGCGTAGTTCATTCCCGCCCCGAGGAAGTTCAGGCCACCGGGCCCGAAGTCGAGCGAGCCAAACCGGGAGTCCCAGCCCGAGGCGATCGGCATGCCTGCCGCGCCAAACGGGTTGTCCACGATGATCTCTGGCGACATCTCTTGAGCCGAGAGCCCGGCGAACGCGGGGTGGATGTACAGCGAGTCGCCCTGGAACGGCCGCCGCTGATTCGAGAAGCTCATCGTGACGTAGTAATCGTCGCCCGGTTGATTGAAATTGATGCTGATCGAGCGCACCGGGAGGTTGTCCCACCGTTGAATGGTCGAGGATGATGCTCCGGGAATCACGATGTCGATGGCAAACCCCAGCGTGAAGGGATCGAAACTGGGAATCCCGTGGTGCCCGAGCGAGCCCGCCAGGACAGCGTCCTTGAGGGTGTCGAGATGCTCCTGAGCCAGTTTCAGGATGTCGGGCCGGTCCCCGAGCCACATCCAGTTGTCCAGGTGAACCTCTTTCACTCGGGAGATTCCATCCTCGGTGTAGGCGGTCCCCTCATACCCGCTCGTTGGCTTCCTCGCGTTCAGCCCGCCGCGATTGAACGGCGTGATGATCTTGATGTCATAGGGCAAGCCGTTCGCCGCGTTCGTTGGCGATCCGGTCGTTCGGAGGAAGTTGAGCCCGCCCGGACAGCACACTTTCACAGCTGGCTCGGCCATTCGGAACCCGCCGATCGCCCGGTCAATCTCGACCGTCATCGGCCATTCAAAGAATGGTCCCGAACCGGTCGAAGACCATTGAACGACCGCCTGCGCGGTGGAGACCATATCGATGCGACCGTTGTTCGCCCACGGGATTCCCTTGGGGAACGATGGCATCAAGTGGGCGCCGATGTAGGTCGAGAGCCCGGTGTTGCCCGTGGCTGGGTCGCGAACGAGGTAGGACCGCCAGACGTTGGTCAATCCGCCCGCGTTCATGTACATCCGGTACTTCGTGTAGCCAGCCGCTTCAAGAGGAACCGCCGAGTCCCAGTTGACCGTCATGGTTCCGCCGGCAGACATCGCCGTGTTCGAAGTGATCCGGCGATATTCCTGGAGCGCGATCCCAGTTCCGGCAGCATTGATCAGGTAGATACTCGCTTGCCGGCCCGAGAGAGAGCCCGAGGCGTAGGTTCTCGACGTGTTGCTCGACGTCAGGACCGCCGAGGTCGACGTGAGGCTACTGATCGTCCCTTCGTCCTCGGCGTCTCCCGCCTGTGAATGGTCCGTGTACTTCCAGTTTCCCTGGTCGGTGAGGGTCCAGTTTGCGGCGATCGTGCCATCGCGCACTGAAAGAATCGCTGGCTGGACGTTCACGCCAATGAAGTTGAAGGCGGTGTACGATCCCGAACAGTCTCGGCGGAGAGAGGCGAAGTCGACCGGGTCTCCGTTGTCGTATTCCGTGGGGAGTTTCAGCGCGTTCCGGCTCATCGTGAACAGGTTCGTGAACCGGATCGTGCCGTCTGGCTTGATCCAGAGCGCGTACTTTGGATGCCAGTGAAGCATCTCCTGTTCGATCTGGTTGATGATCCCTTCGCCCGAGAAACTCACCGGTTGCGTCGGGACAATGTCCAGGGCCGCCAGATCCGTGAGGGTCGCGGTGGGAAGCGTAGGCGGGGAGAGCGACACATAGTTCCCGACTCCCAGGGCAGAGAGACGATCGGCATTCTCCTGGACGGTGAGAATCCTCTGGACCATGGTCCCAAAGCTCAACCCGGCATCCGAGGCGACGTAGAGGAAGTCAGTCGGTGGCCGGTTGTAGGTCGCTTCACCAGTTCCATCCGGGCCTGTGATGGTGACTCGGTCCGCGCGGTTCTTCAGCCCGAGGCACTGGACCGCGAACATCCACGACTGATCGCCGTTGGAGGGTTCGACGGTCTCGATGTCCCCAACGAACTTCGTGACTCCGTCCCACTTGAGCGCCACCGCCTGTCCAGGATGGAACGGCGCGACGGGTCCGCAGCCCGTGACGGTGAAGGAGAGTTCGTCGTACCCCTCGAACGAGAGGCTGAGAACTTCCAGTTGGATTCCGTTCGTGGCACGCGCGGACGCGTCGTAGTCGGTCCCGGCGATCGTGAGGACAGTGGCCATTGGGTATCCCCGGGATCAATTCGGTGGAAGGGTTGACTGGAGCGACCGGCGTTTCATGCGGGTTTGATCCATTTTGCCCTGCATTTGAGCCATCTTCATCCGATAGAACTGGTCACGCCGTTCCAGTTCAAACATCAGTGCAGTTGCCTGTCCCATCATGCCCATGAGTTGCTCTTGATTGGCCGCAGACTTGACCATCTGCCTGTAGATCATTTGCAAAACGGCTTCTGGGTTGTCGCCCTTGTTGATTCGTTCAGCCGCAAGCCGACCGCCTTCTTTTGCGGACTCTGGCGCAAATCCTGCCGCCTCAAATCGGCGAGCTAGATCCTGGATTTGTGCGGCTTTCTGGAGTGCCGTCATTGCTTTCGCGGCCTGGGTTTCCTCTCTCTGATCGGTCGCCTGTTGTCGCTCTCTTGCTTTCCGCTCTCGTTCCCGCCCCTTTGCAAATCGGTCGTCATCTTCCTGATTGTCAACTCGCCAGCGTTCGATCAGTCGTTGCTTTTCTTTTATTCCTTTGAGAAGTTCCTGGAATTCCGCATCGATTCCTTGTCCCTGACGATTTAAAACATCAGTGATGTCGTTCTCCGCGTCTCTTCGCTTCTTGGCCGCCTCGGATTGCTTCTTGGCGGTCTCCTCATTCTCTCTGGTCGCGCGAACGTTCTCTGGCATTGCCCCCAGCAACCCGGCACCGAACTGGTTGCCAATGCCAGCGCGTTGAAAGATGTCCTTGTTGCCCATGTAGAGGTCAAACAGGTTCTGGATCGCATCGCCTTTGCCAGATGCGGCATCGCTGATGATTCCGGCAATCCGATCGTCGGTTTCCTGGCGGACCTTCTTTTCGAGGTCGCGAATCCTCGGCTCCAGGGTCGCGCGACGGTTCGCCAGCGCCATTGCCTCTTGAGGCGAACTCATCGGGAAAGCCATCCGACGGTCCAGCGCGTCCATTTCCCGTTTGGACGCCTCAAGTTCATCAAGGTTCGGGGTCCGGATCACAAGGTTGCCCTGCCGTCGCATGGCGTCCCGAATCGCTCGATCGACGTTCTTCATTCCACCGCCAGCGTCCAGAGCCTCCTTCACCAGTTTGCCCGACTCCTCTTCTACCGAAGTCGGCTTGTTCAAAAGGTCTTGATAGGTGCGGGTCGCCTGCTCTAGTCGCTCGATCTGCTTCGTGGTCCGCTCGATCGCCTCGTAATCGACTGCCACCTTGAACGGCTTGTCCGTGAGTGCCTGGAGTTTCGCCTTGAGGTCTTCCGATGTGATCGCAAACTTCTTCGCGGGATCTTCCATGATCCCCACGCTACGGGCGAAGTCGGTCGAAAAAGTGATCAGTTTCGGCCCCAGGGTGTTGATGGCAACACCGATCAGCATGGCTCCGCCAGAGATCGCCATACTGTACTTCTCAAGTCCCTCAATCTGCTGAGTAAACGCATAGGTGATTTGCGGGATATTGTTGATGACCGCACCAAATCCATACTGGGCATCCTGCGCGGCATGGGCCAACGCCAGGAATCCCATTGCGGCTTGCTTCGACTTCTGCTCGCTCCGGGTGAGACCACCCTCGATACTGTTGAACTTCTGGACGAACTCATCAGTGAACTTCGTGGTGTCCTTGATCGAGACTGTTAGCCGTTCGAGGTTCTTGACCTGTTCGTCGTTGAGTTGTTTCTTGGCCAGTCGTTCGTAAAGCGCCTTCTGGTTCGCGAGCGATTCGGCAGCCTTCAACTCCTCTTCCATGCGAGCCTTTTCCTTGGCCCGCTGCTCTTCGTTGTACTCGTCCAGTCGAGCGTGAGCCTCGATTCGAGCGCGGAGGTAATCGCCGTACCTTCTCCGTCGATCGGCCAGATCCTGCTCGTCCCGTCGCTCTTCACGCGCGTAGGCTTCGATCCGCTCTCGCATGGCTTTGCCTTCCGCCATACGGGCTTCCTCGATCGCCTTCATCCGCTCACGAACGGCGTCCGTTCCCGCCTCAAGAGCCTTGCGAGTCTCAGCCTCGTTCTGTACCCGCTCGGCGGCCGAACGCTCCTCCAATTTACGGAGGGCTTCCTGGAGTTCAGCCTGATCCCTCAGATGCTGCTCCATTGCGGCATTCTCAGCCGCGGCCATTTCCGCCGCCGCGATATCCTGAAGCCGCTTATGATACGCCTGAAGTTCCCGGTCCGCCGCGGCGTAGGCTTCGATCCGCAACCGTTGAGCCTGTCCGGCCGCCTCCGCAGCCTGAACCTCTGCCTTCTCGACTTCCTTGATCAGTTTCCCGAGTTCGCGATACTCAGCGGTGAGTTCTCTGGTTGAAGCCTGAAATTCCAGGATGGACGCGTTCCCTTCAAGAAACGCGTCCCTCAGCGCCTGGCCTGAGCGCTCGAATTCCCCCCGGAGGTCATTGATCCGGGCTTTCACTTCGTCGATCGCCTCGGTGCCCTGCTTTTGCAAGACAAGGACGAGCCGTTGACGGAGTTCATCGTTCAAAGCCATCGGAGACCTCCAAGGGGGAATCCCAGGATCAGGACGGGTAAGTCATCGTGAGGTCTGTGTTCAGCGCCGGGTCAATCCGGTTCCGAATCACGGCGGTTTGCTCGAAGTCGCCGCTGAGAGGTCGATTGTTGGTCAACGACTGGACATAGTTCCGGGTGTTCAAGTCGATCTTGAGGTTATCGGTTCCGTTGTTGTAGTTGTATTCAACAGACAGAGCCGTTTGAGCCTCAAACGCATCCCGCAGATCGTTGTTCTTTTCGAGCAAACTCACCGTCAACGTGGTCTGCCGCTCACGCCACTTGGACCGAGCCGGATAGCGATTCTCGTCCCAACGCTGCTGAATCGTGTTGGTGATCGAGAGGTTGAGCGAGGAGTAATTGGTGATCGAACTTGCGATCAACAGCGTCCCAGCCGAATCCTGGAACACATATGGGTTCTGGTCCGGATAGTCCGTCGACAACGGCTCCGAAAAATCGGTGGACGTGATCGTGATTCGCTTCTGCGCCACGATGTCCGAGTCGGCCATGACGAGAACGCCCTGGCCGTTGTTGTTCGAGTTCACGTCGATCTTGGCGATCTGGCAACCCAGGAATCGCTCGTAGGTCGGCGTGCAACTTCCATCCTCAAGCAGATGGATGTAGTCGAGCGTGAACGAGTCGAGCGCCCGGCACGCGCCTGAGGACAGTTTCGTGGCCAGTTCCAGGAGGAGTTTGCACTGGCTCGGGTAGAGAAAGGTCGAGAGTTTGCCCGAGGTCTCGCTTTGAGCAGTCCCCTGGCGAACGGCCCGACCATCGTAGGCGGCATTGCGGACTTCCCAGATGCGCGGCTTCATCTGAAGCGTCATCGGGTTGTCCTGGCTCAAGATGATGGTCGCCTTGTCAGCGGCCAGCGCAGAGCCATTGAACGTGCCGAAAGTGGATTCCCGAGTGATCCTCACGGCCTGACGAACACCAGCCATTTCACGACTCCTTGGTCTTCATCAAGACCGCTTGAGAAACGGAATCATCACCACACCGCTCCCATACCGGCCGATCACCTGACGGTTGAGGTCGGCAAGGTCGCGAATCGCGTCCTGCTCCACGTACACGTCGATGGCACCACGGTTCCCACCGATCGTTTGCAGATACTTGAAAACCGTGGTTTCACCAAACTTTGCGTCCTTCTTGAACGTGTCCTCGATTGCCCCCCAGAGGTTCTCGAAGTCGTCCCAGTTCGTTCCCGGGGTCGCAATCTCGATGTAGATCGCATACCCGTGCATGCGTTCCTGCTGCGCGACCTGAGTCATCACAGTTGAATAGGGGCGGATGCGAACCCAGGGGAGCAGGCTTGGCGAGTAAGGCAGTTTGTCAGTTTCGCTGCCATCGCCAATTTGCCAGCATTTGACCACCTTCAGAACAGGGTTCTCCTGAAGGATTTTAATCGCGGCATGCCGCACCTTGACGCGGAGGTCGGTCGGAAGACTGGGGAGTTGAACGGGCATCAGTTTCCTCGAATCTTTCCGGCCGCCCAATCGCGGAACATCTGCTCAATCCGGTCCCTGGCGGACGGGCGAATCCCGACGATGTTTCGGGAAGGAACCGCATTTCCGCCCCTGGAAACATACCCCGTAGAGTGAATGCTGATAAACGGAGTCGTCGGCCACGAGCCTGTGATGATGTAGGCGTCCTCGCTCGCGTTGGAGACCTCGGTGGTGAAGTCTCGGATCGACCGAGAGGCCGTTGAGTTCGGGATGAGCGGATCGGCATCAGGGTTTCCCCGGCGAGTCTTCCGCGTGATCTCCTTCACCGGAGCCAGAGCGTTCCCGTCGACATCGACACCTTCAAGCCGCGCGGCGGTATTGTCCTGCTCCAGAAACTCGGCGATTTCCTGAGCGAGTGGCCCCATGTCGAGCGATTGCTGGAACTCATCGAGGTCCAGAACCAAATCGTCCATGTTGGCGCCAGCGATAATGGCTTGGAGCATGACTTACTCCAGGAAGGTGATATCGACGTCGATGATGGCGTCTTCAGTGCTGTCCCCGTCCATGTCCATGTACGCCTGCCAAGTCGACCACAAAGAGGTGGCTTTCGCCTCGCCCTTCTCGCCGAACGTCACGTAGGGGTTGATCCTCGGATCGTTGGTGATCTCATGCCCGAGGATCTTGGCGAGCGCCATCCTCGCGATGATCTCCTTGGCGATCGGGTCGAGGGTCAACCGGTTGGCATCGAGCGCGGCCCGGAGAACCGTCTTGCTCGGGACCACCCGAGAGCGATCGGGGACGTCGTACCCGTGGACCGGATGGTACGTCGTGCCTCGGAACCTTGCGAACCCAGGACGCCCGAGGTATCGGTCGACAATCGCCTGCCGGAAGTTTTCGGTGGCGGCCACGCGCTCTTCGAGGAAGCCGGACTGACTGCTCCCGGAGGCCAACATCTGGTCCGCAGCTGGGAAGTAGCCTTTCAGTTCGTCGGCCGTGATCCACGCGGACTTGGCGGCCGTGCTGCCGGCCGTCGGCTCAATGCGGAGGATGGCCGGTTCGTCGCTGATGATCGCGCGGCGAACCCCGTCCTTGGTCGCGTAGGCCTGGAAGAAGTAGTCTCCGGGCTCCAGAGCCGTGGTGTTGGCCACGGAGAACCGAACCACGAAGTTCGGAGTCGGAGGCGTCCCGTCGATGAACACCGAAGGACTGATGACCGGGGAGACGTTGTCCCCGATCCAGACTTCCGCGCTGAGGTTGTACGTCCCATCAAGCAAAAAGTCGGCGCCCGAGTAGGCGTCGACCACCTTGAGCGGGAAATCCCGGTCGGTGCCACGGGGGATCGAGAACACGTTAGCCATCGGCGTCCCTCCGGGTTGATTTGAGCGGTTGCTTCCGGATCACGGCCACCGATGGGTTCCGATAGACCGACTCCAGGTTCGTCTTCCGCAGTTGGTCGCCACTGCCGGCCGGGGGAACCACGGTCAACGCCGCGACCGCCACGAAGTTCAAAGAGCCAGTCGCCGAGAGGTTCGTGTTCGGTGCGACGGACGTGAATGAGGCGGACCCGTTGAACTGGATTCCGCCCGAGATCGCCATGCCCCCCGCTGGACCCACCGAGTTGAACGCCGCAGAGCCCGCGAAGGACAGGCCGGCATTCACCGAGAGATTGGCGTTCGGCGGAGCCGCGGTGAATGTGGCCGAGGCACCAAACGCAATCCCGCCACCAACGGAGAGCGTCCCCGAGGGGGAACTTGCCGTGAACGTGGCCGCCGCAGTAAATGCGATCCCGCCGTTGACGGAGAGGTTCGCGTTCGGAACCGTGTTCGAGAAGGTCGCCGATCCAGCAAAAGCGAGCCCAGCATTCACCGACAGGTTGGCGTTGGGAGCCACGCTGTTGAACGTGGCCGCCGCGGTAAACGCAATCCCGCCGTTCACCGTCAACGATCCGCCAGGAGCCACGGAGTCAAACGTTGAGGCCGCCGTGAACTGGATGCCGCCGTTCACCGTCAGACTGCCGGCTGGCGGCGCCGCGGTGAACGTGGCGCTGGCCGTGAAACTCAGTCCACCAGTGACCGAGAGGTTCGTGTTCGGGGGAACGGTCGAGAACGTCGCGCTCGGGGTGAAGACGATGCCGGCGTTCATCGACAGGTTCGAGTTGGGCGGGACCGTGCTGAAGGTTCCGCTGCCGGTGAACGACAGGGAGCCGCTCGCCGAGAGGGTCGAGGCGCTTCCGCCGAAGAGCACGGAAACCCGAGGCGACTGAGCCACCAAGAGGAACGGACGCGACTGGATCTCGGCGATCAGGTTGAGCGGCAGGACGTAATCCCAGATTCCGAACCAGTCAATCGACCCGTTCATGGCTTGCGAGCCAGCGTCAGATCCGACAGTCCAGTTGGCGGAGGATGTTGGAATCGATCCAAAGGTGCCAAGAGTAGCCGACGCCGTTACGACCCCGTTTCGAATGATTTGACTTGCTTTTGAGGACTGATGGTACGTGATTGCGTAGGTATACTGCTCTCCAGCGACAACAGTCCTGTTTTCCTGGATCAGATTACCGCCAGAGCCGTTTGACAGACCGAATCTCACACCGGTGTTCGGCCCAAGCACGTCAATCAGGATCTCGTTACCCTTCTTAAAAAAGTACCAGTTGACGTAGTTGGGGACCGACAGGATATTGTATGACCATATAACAGTCATTCCGGTCGCGGCCGAAAGGTCCAGAATTCCTGGATTTCCGAGCGCGATGTAGGCCGTGCCTGCAGAATCAAACTTGACTGATGGCCGTCCCCAGCGGCGTCCTGGCGTCCAGACCGGCGAGTTCGTGAACGTCCCCTGAATGCCTCGGACGACGTCTGTGACCGTCGTACCGTGAGCCTCGTTGAACAGAAACAGCGAACGGAGGCCGATCCGCCCCGGATGGGACTGATTGAGCCTCGCGCCAAACGCCGGTTTTGTCCGCCCGTCCGAGGACAAAATCACGAGACTTTTTCCAGGGTGTACAGGAGCCCAACGTTGGTCAAGGACGCGCCGATTGCGTTGTTCTTGATGTCGCCAGTGACGTATCGATCGACGTCAAAGACTCCAAGTTCGATCTTGTTCCCGGTTCCGTTGACTGGAGTGATCGAGATATCAAACGTCGGCTTTACGTAGGCTTGGGTCGTGTCGCGACGGTTGTTGATCCGGACGTCGATCGTGCCGACAGCGGCGCTGGAGTCATAGCAAAGGTAGACCCGGATTCGGAGCAGGCAATCGTCCGCTGAACCGAGGTCTTTCTCGCTGCCCGTGCTGGTGGCGTTGTTGGCGATCGTGACAAGACCAGTGGTCTCATTGGTCCCGATCAACCCGCCTCTGGATCTTGCAATCGCCATGTTACGCCAGGGCCTCCTCGATGAAGGTCAGGTAGCAGGTGCCCGTGGAGGAGTGGCCGTCGGCATGGACGATCGGGACATCCCCGAGGCCAGCGATCTGCTGGAACGGCGTGTCGCCAGTCACGAACTCGGTCCACGTTGGATCGTCAACCGTCTGGCTGAGAAGCGTTCGAAGGTTGGCCGCCTCCGTGGGCTCGATCAGCGCGCCAGTGATGAAGTTCAGACCATTGGCGAGTTCGGCGCGGCTATCGGCTTTGATGTAACTGATGATCGACGGCATGTAGCCGCTGAGAGCGAGTTTCTCTCGCGAAGCCGGGGAGAGCATGTTGGTGATCGCGGTCTGGTAGGTCGCCAGATGCGGATACACCTTCTTCGGCCGAGGGTTCGGGACTTGGCTGGGAGCGTTCACCAGTTCAAGTTTTTCGCCGTTGCTCTTGCCCTGGTAAATGGGCTTGGCCAGTTCGGTCTTCAGGTCCAGAACCTGTTGAGGAGAGAGCAAGCCCATTTCCGCCTCCAATCAGGCCACCGAGAGGGTTCCGCTGGTCAACGTCGTGGTCCCGCTGAGAACCACCGGTCCAATCGTGAACTCACCGCTGGTGAAGGTCACAACAACCGTGTTGTCCGACTTCAGGAGTTTCACGGCGTCGGCCGTTCCGGAGGCGTCGTTGCTGCTATCCGCGGTCCCGGTGAAAGTCACCGACCCGGACGCCGGGGTTCCGAAACTGAGGCTGGTCAGTTCGGCAAGGACAGTGGCGCCCTGAAAAACTCGAATCTTGCCACTCGCGCCGATCTGGCTGATCAACGTCGAGAGCAACGCATTCTTCGTTGCCGTGTCATTCACATTCGCCATCGGCGTGCCCTCGAATAACCAGAGTCATTGGTGGGAGAACGTCTTCAAATTCAGGCAATCTGGGAAGACATGAACCGGATTCAATGTATCCAAACGCAAAACCTTGAACGCCAGTCACGGAGTATTTCACAGCCAATTCTTTGTCCAATGCGTCACACATCGCCTTGAGCCGCTTCTCGAACCGAAGGAGAGCGTCCTTGTCGGCTCCGAACGACTTCTCGACTTCATCCCAGTTGAGGATGATCTGATCGATCAGGTCTCGCTTTGCTGCCAGCAAAACCCTTTCGACAGCATTTGCCGTAAGGGAGGAGACGTCGGAATCCACCAGCGTCAGAGGGTTTGCGGCCTGATAGCCAACCTCGGGAAGCGCACGAATCAGCGGAGCCCGGAGGTCGTAGTTCGAACCGTTGACGGTGATACCGTCGAGCCCGGCGAGCGCCAGGATGCGTCCGAACTTGCCTCTGGTGATCAGTTCGCTTTCGAGATTGGCGATCGTGACTGACATCGTTACGCCTCAGCCTTCGCGGGTTTCGGGGCTACCGGAGCCGGGGGCGGGGTCGCTGCCTTCACAGGAGCGGGAGGAGTGGCCACGGTCGAAGGAGTGATCGTCGCGAGTCGTGCCTGAAGGGCCTCGATCTCGGACTTCAGTTTGGCCGCAGCCTCTGCCTTCTCTTCCTCGGTCTGGGCGATGACTTCCTCGCCTGGAAGTTGACTGATGTGCGTCAGGATCTGGCCGTTGTGCAGGACAGAGCCACCGCCGTTGATCACATCAACCATTTGCTGACGAGTGAGCATGAAAGATCCTCGAATCAAAAAGGAAAACCAGGGGCGCCCCGAAGGACGCCCCTAGTTCAAGGATGGATTAGCCGGGGTAGGACTGAACGACCGTGATTTCGTCGGTCAGCGTCCCGATGTTGAGGGTTGCGGCGCACGCCCGCTTCTTGGCGCGGGGGAAACTGTTGGTGGCGGCCCAGATCGTCATGCCTGGCGGGTTGAACGAACCCTCCATCGTGGCGTAGCTGATCGGGCCTCGCATCGAACTCGGGAGGCTTCCGATCACGGGGGAGTTGGGCATCATCCCCATGAGCGAGGCTTCAACCACCGGCGCTTCGCCGATGTCCCAGCACATCCGGTTGCCGTCGTTGTTGGCATCCGTGAGGATGACCGTCCCGATCGGCTGGAAGCGAGCGGACTGGATCAGGCCGTTCTCGTCTTCGTAGTCGTAGCGTTCGTCGGAGAACTCGATCGTGAGCCCCAGGGTCATCTCGGCCAGACCCTTCCACCGGGCGTAGTCGTAGTTATTCACCGAGGCGATGGTCAGTTGCGGCGGAATCCAGGTCTTCGCATAAGTCTGGAACTTCGCGCACTGGATCAACTGCCGGAACGCCTGGATCGACATCGTGGCTCGGTTCAGATCAAGCCCGTACTTTCGCAGGGCAATCTGCTTGAGCGAGAGGATGTCGGTGACAGGGTCTGCGTTGACAAGGTCGGTCCAGGGGTTCGACGGAGTCACCTTGAGATCAGAGGGGCGCCCCCACCCGGCGCTGAACTTGATCCCGAGGTTGTCGTAGGTGAACGAGGCGTCCAGAAGCATGGCAATCGCCATCGCCTCTTCACGCCACGTCATTCCGGTCATCAGGTCGCGTTCGGTGTTGATCAGGATGGTGTCGACCGCGCCGTAGGTGGTCCCCTGGCTACTCACGATCCGGAGGTTCATCATCTCATCGAGGTCTTCCTCGGTGAAATGCGCCCCGTGCTTGATCTTGGTGCTGGTGGTCGAGACCGTCTGGATTCGACCCGCGCGGAAGGTCGAGGCTTCGCTGTTGATCGCCACGATCGGAGCGATCACGGTGTTCCCGTAGTATTCCCCGTAGAGATCGCCCTTGTTGACGTCCGTTCGAGGGATTCGCTTGATCCACTTGGTCTCATTGAGCGTGAGACGCAAGTCCTTGAGTTCGTCCACGATGGTCGTGAGACGAGCGGCCATGAATGGGTTCAACTGTCCGGGCATGACTGACCTTTCTTTTTGAATGCCGGGCTGTCATGCCCGCGACTGGAAGAATGCCCCGGTTGCCCAGGGCGGTTCAAACGACGACGATTGGTCAGACCACGCCGTTCCCGGCGTAGCGAAGCATCGGGAACAGGGTTTCGAGGTTGCTGAACGTCGGACCGTTGGCGAGCGAGGCGCTGCCGGTGGTCGCGATGAGCCGCTTGCGCCAGAAGATCCCGCCTTCAACCGCACCGATCAGCGTGTGATCCGTGATGTCGAGCCCGAGGTTGTCCTTCTCGAACACCGTCTTCTCCACGATCACGGCGTTGCCACGAGTCAGGGTCTGGCGGCCGTCGGTGGCGGCAGGGTCGTAGGGGCCCCACTTCTTCGTGAGCGAGCCCGAGCGGGTCTCGGCGAGAGTGGCCGTGCCACCGGTGAGGCTTCCGACCCCAAGAGTGACCGTGACGTCGCCGAGCGAAGCGGCGAAGGTGATCACAAACGGGCCAGTGCCAGTGACCGTCGCGTTGCCGGCTCCAACCGTAGACAGAGCCACGAGCGCGGCCTGGATAGCAGCGGCATTGGCGTTGAAGGCCAGAGCCGTGGTGGCTACGCCGTTGACACTGATCGTGTAGGTGCCACCGGAGGCCGTGATGGTGACGGTGTCGATTTCGCCACCAGTGACCTGAGTCAGAACCTGCCCGTAGCGGAGGCTCTTGGTCCCCGAGAGTCGGCGAGAGCCGTCGGGGTCGACCACGTCCGAACCGAGAGCCGAAACCAGGCTCCAGTCGAGCGTGATCCCGTGGGGGTGCCAGAGAGCGCCCTTCAAACTGGCCAGAACGGAGGTTGCTTTGACGGTCTGCCCCGTCACCTGATTACGCCCGAACGGCATGTTTTTCCCTTTCTATCGATGACGTAGGATTCCGCCAGCAATCACGATTTGACAGCAATTTGAATCAGGACATCGCCTTCTTGGTCGCCGCGCGGAGTTTACTGAGGTCGTTGGCGGCATCCTCGTCGGCGGTCGGCGCGTCGGGAGAGATCAGGCTGAACGCCTGCTTGACCCCGGGATTGCTCGCGACCAGATCGGTCGTCAGCTTGTGCTTGGGCCGCGCACCGGTGAGAGCCGTGAACATCGCCAGCCGGTTGCCGGTCTTGAGCGGGTTCGCGCGATCGTCGGTGGCCAGTTGGAGGTACAACCGCTGATAGTGGTCCTTCTCCGCTGGCAAGATCGAATTGCCAGCAACCAGAGCGGTCGCGAATCGCTCGGCTTCCAATCGGTCGCGTTCAGCGGCCTCGGCGGCCTCGCGTTCGGAGCGTTCGGCGGCCTCGCGGTTCAGACGCTCATTCTCGGCTCGGAGTCGGGCGAGTTCTCCCGACGCGTCGGTCTCCTGGACGGACAGTCGAGTCGCAACCCGGGCCGGAGCCAGCGTTCGTGGACCGAATTCCGCACCGTCGAGGTCTTCGACGTCATCGATCTCGACCGTCTGGTTCGGATTCTGGCGAAAGGCGTTCATCAGACTGGCGAGAGAGACTCGCATTCCGAACTCCTTCTGGGGTTTGAAGATCCCCGGATAAGCCTTGGAAAACTGGACCTGGAGACTTCGGGAAAGGTTCTGGGATCGAGCAAGATCCCTCGCCTTCCGGAATCCTGCTCCGGGGATCGCCCCGTCATACACCGCCGAGACTTCGTTCGCCGTGGCGTCCATGATCGAATAGGTGCAACACCCAGTATCGACACCACGGACTTTCTGCGCGTTGATCTGATCCTTGTTCATCTTCCGGGTGGACCCAGGGACGTGAGGGCAGATGTAATTTCCGTCCTGATCGACCCCGTAAAGATCCTGCTGGCAGACGTCGCACTTCTTCCACCCGCCATAGAGCCCGAGGGAGACATCGAACATCGTCCCGCCGTTGATTCCGGCGTGAATGGCATCGGTGGATGGTCCGTTGGCTCCGTTGGGCATCTCTCCCCGGAGCATATAGACCCCAAGGATTGCTGCCTTGTGGGAATTGCCAGCATCGTCCCGAACGGTCTGGAGTTGACCGACGAACGTCCGGCCAAACGGCAGTTCTGAGGGAGTCGAGACGTCTCCGGTTCGATGCGAGTTCATGAAGGCAAAGCCATCGGCGGCGCACTTCACGATTCGCTTGAGCGTGCTCGGGTCCAGGAAGGCATGGCGATCGTCGATGTATCGCGTGCTCCCGGCTTCCATGTAGTGAATGTACACCTGATCCGATGAAAGGGTGCCTGGAATCTTGGAGTTGATCAGTTCCAGGGCCGCTTCATCGTCTTTCGGCAGAGCGCCGGAGGCTGTGACAACCCTGAGTTGATCCGCGCGGAGGAACCGGAGCGGGGTCGTCTCCACGTTTCCGCGAAGTCCCGCCAGCCGATTCCGCCGTTTGCATTTGTCGCGATCAAGGTTCAGGGTGTTCACGAATTCGGGTCCTGTGGATTGGGGTCGGTCCCGGTGTCCTCCTGGGGATCTTCGGGATCGTCGGGGGTTCCGGGAGCCATCGATTGCGGTCCGACTCGGACGGCGCCGGCCTCGCGAATCGGCAGACCAAGGCGAGCGTCGGTCTCGGCAAGCTGGCCCTCGGTGAAGTAACTGCTCTGGAACAACGCAGCAATCGCAGCCGCAGCTTTCGCGAAATCTTGATGCTCGACTTCCCCGAGACTCACGTTCGGAGTCAGTCGGTCGGCGACCTCATCCCCCCAGTTTGCCTCAACCAATGGATGGTATACCGAGGCGTCAAGCATGGCGCAGAGCCAGAGGCGAATGAACCGGACGAAGACCCCAAGGATGTCCTGCCCGGTCTGGGAGTCCGCTTTCGAGCCAAACCGCGACTCCATCGTGGCGCGGACCTGGAGCAAGATCCCTCGGGTAATGTCGCGATCGCATCGTTCGAGCGCCTTCTCGGTGGCCGCCCCGTCCCGAGTCGATTCGATCACCTTGATGTTCGAACCCCAGGGTCCGACCATGATGCTTCCAGACTCAAAGAACTTCTGGAGGCCCTTCTTCATGGCCACTTGCGGAGACAACGGCGGGAGCGGCTTCCCATCGCTTCCAGTCAGAACTTCCCCGGTCTCGGGGTTTCGAGCAGGGATGTCCTCGGCGCCTTCGTGAGTCGTACCAAAGAGCGAAGGGCTCCCGAATTGCTTCAGTCCTTTGTACCAGTTCGGAATCAGCCGTCGCTTGAGAACCCATGTTTCGTAGATTGAATCCAGGATCGAATTTCCCCGGGGATCGCCGTCCTCGGGGGACCATGTCGCGATCACAAATTTCTCGGCGGGGATGTCAACCCAGGTGAATCGCGGCCCGGCGTCGGTGTTCTCGACCGTGGCGCACCGGAGGTATTCGAGGTGGTTCTGATAGTCCACCCGGAACCGGTAAGCCCAGCGCGGCTTGCGCGGCAGTCGGCAGAGGATCAGTCGGCCAGCGTCTGGACCGGTGGTCGCGTATTCGAGGACGCGTTCGGCCACCTTGTGACGGTGGACCATCGCTCGCATCATCTCGGCGAGGAAGAGCAGGATGTGTTCGTCCAGCCGATCGGTCGACCGCTGGCAGAACTCGCAAATCTCCTCCGCCAGTTCGGCGTCGGGGTCCGGTTCCGCCTCGGGATCGCCCGGACCACTCGCCGGTTTCGCCTTCACGGCAGGAGTCAGCTTCACCCCCCCCGAGAGCACACCGTAAATCAGGGTGTCGAACGAGGACTTCGCCGTTGGATCGCGGAGCATCGCCCGTTGAACGGCGTAGCTCAACTCGCCGACGAGCGTGTTCACGTCATCGGCGAGGGTCCGGTATTCATCGGCGGTGGCGGCCGGGGAACCGGCGAGATACTCCTCCGTGGGATCGGCTTCAATCGCCTGAACCACTCCCGAGGAACCCACCGCCGGCGCGGGGTACGACATCGGCTCATAGCCATAGGCCGGGAGGCCCATGCCTGCGTAAAACGTGGCGGCCGATGCGTCTTCCGGGTCGATCAAGTCACGTATCCCCCGCCGTGGTCACTGATCTCCGACTGGCTACTTTGACCATTGGTCTCGTAACCACCGCCACGCGTCTTGCCAAGGAACAGCCGATTGAAAGCGCCTGACGCCGCATCCACTTGGTCGTCATGCTTCCCAGTCGGGAACTCTGTCAGTTCTTTTAGAAATGATTGAACCCACGGTCCTTTTGTCAAGAAGATTGTTCCGCCAGCGCACTGATTTGCGAAAGGCTCGGCTCTGACAACTTTGCTTTTTCCCGCAGAAGGCTGGGTTTGAACCCGATATCCAGCGAGCAATTTGATGAACCCCTCAGCGGACTCTTTTCCGCCTCCGCCGGGTTCCTGCTCGGACCACGTCACCACGTTGGGATACGCTTCATTATCGGATTCGCATGTCGAAAGGATGATCTGATCCCGCTCGGCGGTTCCCCACTGCCCGCGCTGGACGTCCTCGATCCAGTAAAAGCCTTCCCAGTGGGCCATGAGCAACCCGACGGTCCAGTCTCCTCCGCCCGCCGTGGAGGCTTTGTCCCAGAATCGGACGCGTTTCGCGTGCTTGGGAGCACTTCGGAAAACTTCCTTGTCTGTGAACCAGTGCTCTTTGAACATGCCACCGTCCTTGGGACGGGGCCGGCACTGGAACATCGCGTCGAACCACCACGGTTCGCGTTTCTTCTTCGCGAGCAACTTCTCGATCGAGTAGCGTTCGGGCCAGAGCGCCTCGCCCGGCTTGCGTCCCAGGGGATCGTTTTCCTCGGCGATCGCTGGGAGGCGAAGGACGTCCCACAACTCGGGTTCAACTTCCAGAATCCGCCCCCCGATATCGTCGGCATGCCAGGGAGTCATGGTCAGGCACATCTTCGCATCCGGCTCCAGCCGGTTGTCCGCGACGGAGGCAAACCAGTCCCACTGGTTCTGGCGAAACGTCTTCGAGAGTGCCTCTGAGGGCAATTTGATGGGATCGTCGAGCAGAAAGAGGTTCGCTCCGCGGCCAGTCAGCGGGCCCCCGACACCGACCGCGAAGACGGAGCCTTCCCGGCCCTCAATGCCCCATTCAATCGCAGAGTGCATCGTTTTCTTGATGTACACGTCGTAGAAATGGCCAAACTCCTGGACGATCTCAAGAACCCTTCGGGAGAAGGATTTTGCGAGGTCCAAGGAGTTTGAGCAGATCACAATGCGATCGTCGGGGTTGTTGAGAATCCACCACGCCGGGAAGTAAACCGACCGAAGTTGCGATTTCCCATGCCGGGGAGCGAGGAACGTCATCTCCCGATCGATTTCCCCGGCCGCCAGGCGCATAAGCCGCTCGCTCATGACCCGAATGTGCTTGGGGTTCTTGAACCTCCCACGAGACACCACCCGGCAGAACTCGGGGAGCAGGCAATTCGGATCAAGAGTTAAGGAGGATGTCATCTTTTCCGTTTTCCCCCGATTCAATCTCGATCCGGCGGTTTTCCATCGCGAGTTGCAACGCCCGCATCGTCGGGTCGTGAAGAACGCCGATAGGAGCAGGCCTGCTCCCGTCCATGTTGACCGAAATCTGGTTTACTTGATGCGTGTGTTTGATCGGTTCGCGTACCCCAGTAATCAATGCAATCTCTCGACCGACTGAAACGACGGCTCGCATCATCTGGGGGGTAATCTGCTCTTTGCATTGAGCCGTCGCGGTATCCATCATCTGGAAGTAGTACCGGAGCAATTGCGACTTCACTGCCGCTGGAGACTCATCAATCTCTTCACGCATTTTAGCCATGTTGTTATCAAGGATATCCTTGATCTCCCACCGGTTCAGTCCGGTGATGTACTGAATATGCGTGAAAATCGCACCTCGGTAGTGCAAAACCAGGACCTGTTCCTCTGGAGTCAAGCCCTCGGGCATCTGGTGGCGTGAATAGATAAACTCCGGGTCTTGCTGCTCAACATGCGCAAGAATTGACCCATCCCATCCGGTTGAAGGTGGCGGAATGTATTGATCATTCAATTCTTCCATGCTTCAGTCCTGCTTTTCAGGATGACTGGCCACGATCAGGGACAACCGTGAGTTTTCCTGGGCAACCTTCTGGAACTCGGTTTTCGTCTTGTCGCAGTTCGCCCTTGAGCCCCTCAACCTCCCTCCGCAGAGACGCGCTTTGAGCCTCATGCTCCGAGGTTCGAGCGTGATACTCCTTCAGGCTGGCCTTAGCGGAGTCCAGCTTGGATTTGAGATCCTGAACGCTGTCCTGGAGTGATTGATTCAGAACTTTCTGAAGGTCCAGTTCGTCCGAAATCTCCTGAAATTTCTTCGCCAATTGCCCACCAAAGACTTCACTTCGTTCCTTCTCGAACTCCAACCGGTCGCGTTCCACCTGAATTTTGGCCTTCCCGACCTGCACGATGAAGGAGGACACAGCGGTGGCCAGTGCGCCACCCATTCCCACGATTGCCGCGGCGAGGATGGCGTACTCTCCGCCTCCAACGCCAGCCGCGAGGCTGGAACCTCCACCGCCGAGAAGCAAGATCGTCCAGGTTTGAGGGGAGTTCATTGGGGCCCCCGGAAAGTTGGCTAAAAAATAAGGTTCCCAGCCGCCATGACTGGGAACCCGTCGCAAGAGCCGCGTCGCTCCTGTGTCTCCGAATTACTCGTTCACGGCCCCGACGAACTCGAAGGCGGGGGGCAGAGCCTTCTGGACGTCGGGAGTAGGGTCAACGGGCGGATCGACCGGCGGATCGACCGGAGTCAGATCCTTCGCGATGAACGTCACGGCGTCCGAGCCCTTGTCGGGGCGGATCACGCCAAGGACACTCACGGGAACCAAGATCGCCACCACGTCGGCATCGGTCGGGAAGATGAACTCCTGACCGTCGACCACGGGGACTTGATCCTGGGGCGCGCCGTTCACGGAGTAGAACAGCTGAAACGATGCGGTTTGGGGATCGGGGTTCGGCTTCAACCCGATCTTGTACTTCACCTTGCTCGCCATCTCGGAAGCCCTCTCGTCGAAAGTCCAGGTCATCAATCCCGCTGGGGGGCGTTCTGGGGACGTGACCCGGCCGAGTTCCCGGGCTAAGAGGCGAAGGAAGTCATCGAAACCCGAACTGGCCATTCACGCCCCCTTTGGCAGCAAAACGCTTTTGCCAGCGTCACCACAACTATAAACCGCGTCTGCCCTAATGGCAAGGTCCAGACCTTTTTATGGCGTAGGGCCGCCGATCGAGTGCCACGTCCCATCGGGAATTGGCTCCAGTCCAGACGCCTGATTGAGACGAGAAACGTCCATCATGGCGTTGATCAGCACGGGAACCGCTTCCCGGCAGACACGGCCATAATCCGTGTCCATCCCCGTGCCGTCCACGTCGCGAATCCCGAAAATGAACCGCTGGGCTTCGGCGTCCCATGTGATCTTCACCGACCGTCCGGGCATCGCGGAGAGCCAGTCCCCAACTCCGATCAGCACCCCGGCTTGAAGGTCGTTGATCTTCGGGGGATTCTCGACTTCCTCGACGCGAAGTTCTCCAGCCGCAGCGGAGAGAACCTTGGCGATCTCCGGGCTTGGCTCGACGTCCTCGACCTCAAGGAATTTCTGGTGGATCGGGCGGGTTTCGCCCTGACTTCTGACCTTCCAGACGTTCTCTTTGATCGGGCTTTCCCATCGACCGACCACTTCGCCCTTGGTTTGGCTGGTTGTCATCCGGATGGACTTCCCGGTCAGATCCTCGCCGGGGGCCGGGGCGCGATAGCGTGGCTTTTCCGGGGGCAACTCCCCAGGATTGCTTGACGGTTGCTCGGGGGCCTCGACCATCGATTCCGGCATCAAGAGGGTCAGTTGGTCACGGGAAAACGGACCCGAGTATTCGGAGGAATCGCCCTCTAAATCCACGTAGTAAAGCTCACGGTAGGTTGAGCCCTCGGGCATAGGGCTGATGCGTGAGACTTTTCCGGCTTTCCAGGACCACCGAGGCGGGACATTCCCATTGGTCTGAACCCGGTCGCCCACTGAAAGCGGAGTCGGAACGGGCTTTGGAGCAGGCTCGGGAGCCGCCGGGAAATCCACGGTGTCCTCAAGCGGAGCGGGCGCCTCGGCGGGCGGAGCCGGAGCCAGTTTGGGTTCTTCCGGGAGCAACTGGAGGTTCTCGACCGCGAACCACGCCAACGCGCCCTTCGGTTCGCCCTTCAAGCCCCGGAGCGCGACATGCCGGGGCAGACCATCGATCCTCACGACCTCCCCGATCTCCGCCACCTGCCCGTAATAACTCGACTTCGCGAGCGTCACCTGAGCCTTCCTCCCGACCACGAAATCGTAAAGCGACTCCGTCTTCCCTGAAACCTGCTCCACGGAAACCCCCATCCCCTCGGGTAGCAGCAAAGGAAAAACACCCTTTGCCTTGAAAAGAAGTGAAACCATGAACCCCTGAACAGAAACCCAGCATGTTTTCTGGGCAACGTTGTAACTCAGCAATCTCCCGACCCGCCAGGAGCGGTTCGCGAACACCAGGACCAGCGGGCATTCCTCGCCCGGGGTGTTCAGGTAGTTCTCCCAGTCGAAATTCCCAGGCGATTCTGGGAAAACCCCAAGCCCTTTCCAGAGAATCCTCGCTCCGTGGGGAGGCGAAAAATCCTCGATCTTCTGGAGTCGGGATTCCCCAACGCACCAGTTGTTCTGGGGAGTGGCTCGCTCATGCCCCCGGAATGCCTGTGTCAGCGAGGACGCGCGGATGCCGGTCAGGTGAATGACCATTCCTGTGGCTGAGACGACCCAGGCGTCCGGATACTTGACGGCAGGATCTTGCGACCAGGCATAAGGCGATCCCCTGGATATTCTCTCCTGTATTTCAGGCATTCTGGCCCCCTTTGAGCCAAATCTGGACCCGCTTCGTGACTTGGACCATCGCGAACCCCCGGTAGAGACCCTCAAGCGTCCGCTGGCGGATGTAATCCGCCTTGGCATAGGCTTCTATGAGAAATCCCCGGCGTTCCTCATCCGGTTCAGACATCAAGGACGCCCCGATGTGCTTGATCTGGAGGTCCATGTTCTCAATGAGGGGCTTGGCATCGCAGACCATCCGGAGCCCCACTGCGATGCCCCCATCCAGCGTCATGTCCCCGGTGTACAGATCCGCCGCAGCCACCCCGCGCATCCAGGCCCTGGACATCCACAGTTCCATCAAACCTCTTCCTGGCCTTCAGGTTTTGACAGCGGAGTGGAAATGCCAGCGAGAGCCCCCGAGGTATCCCGGAGCATCGCGCCCAACTCTCCGCCAATCCGGTCGATCCGCTCCTGAAGGTATCGCTTCCGCTCCCGCGACTCCGTGAGCCGCAAAAGCAAAATCAGAATTGCCGTGAACTGGCCCACTGCGAGAACCACCAGAAATGTGATGATCCACAAAAAATTCACTCTCATGCTCCTTGAGAAAGTGTGCATCCGTGCGGAATGGTCAAACCTCCGGAAGAGCCTCGAATTCAAGCCCCTCCGCGGCCAGAATCCCAGAAAGAGCCGCGATCAGTTCCTGCCGCAACTGCTCAAGCCTCTCCTCCGAAAACCGATCGATCGCAGCATTGACCCGCTTGGCCCGAAACTCGAAATCTGCCCTGTCCACACCATCAGGAACCGAGGAATACCCCAGCACGGATCTTTCCCCGTTGATGTCCACCACGATCTTCATCCGCTCAGAATCTGGCATCAAAGCCCCCTGAAAAAAGTCAAACCTCCCCGGGAGGGTCAAACCTCAGACCCTGGGACTCCAGCAACCCCGGGAGAATGCCCAGGATTCTCGCCCGGAGTTTGGCCCTGGATTTCAGATCCCTGGCAGACCCATACTTCTCGCATTGAAGCGAGAGGGTCTCATTCACGGCCCTCGCGGCCCTCGCGAAGTCCACTGTCGTCATCCCCTCGCCAGGAAGCGCGTCCCCCAGGAAAATCCGCCCCGCTGGCGTGAACACCATCAACGTGATCCGGACCAAACATCGCGACGCGTCTTCTCCGAAATCGGACATGGGAAACTCCCCCAGGAAGTCACTCAGGGGATGACTCAACCAACGCCTCAGCCGGGGAATCCGGTTGACCCCCCGCCATCGTGCCAGCCTTCACGCTCTGCTCCGAAAGCCGAACCACCTCCGAACGCGAAACCAATGGAAGCGACCCC